ATACCAACCATGTTCTTAATTGGCATAGCAACAGATGTAGTGTCAGATATTTTCATATTGGAGCCACCAATACTGTTAGTATTATAAATGCAATAATTAATCCACCTGTAAAATAATAGTTCATATTAATACTCATAAATTATTTTTTCTTCTTTTTTTTAGGGGCTAATAGATTAGCAATAGATTGATTAAAGTTATCAATAACTGTTAAAAATTTAATAATGTATTTATCTAAAGTAGCCATAAAAGACTAAATATCATACTAGGCCATACATTTCTAATAGTTTTTTAATCTTTGCTACAAACTTTAATAACTTGTCTCTTTGGTCTTTGACTATATTTAACTCAGATTTGAGTTGTTCTATTTGTTTATCTGCCTTGTCCATGATACTTTTTATATGATCTTCTTTTATTTTTATTCATTGATGAAGTTTTAACTCTACCACCACCTATTGAAGTTCTTTTGTGTTTCTTTTCATAAACAACAACTGCTCCATATACATTACCTTTCTTCTTTGACATCTTCTACTTTGGCTTCAATGATTAATGGTAATGGTTCATTTATGTTTTCATTAACAGTTCTATCTTTCATTCCTAAATAGTTTTTTGAAAGCCAAATTTGCATATGTGTATTGTCTTTCTTAATAGCTTTATCAAACATCTTTTTTCTTAAACTAGCTTTGCCTTTTTCTTTATTCTGGTCAATAATTTCGGCATAATTACGCCTTAATGTTCTAGCTGACACACCCATAACTGACGCACATTCTTCAATCGTACATCCAATAGATGCTAAGTTTCCTAGTATTTTTGGATCAACTTCCTTTTTAGGTCTTCCTACTACTATAAGTTCTTTGCTATTACTTTTGTCCATTTTTAGCCTCAATTATTAAATACTCAAATGCTTCAGGTTCACTCTTGTAATCTGTTTGTTCAGCACACCATTTGACCCAATCTTGCCACATTTGATAAACCGATTCATCTACCTTAACTACTATTGTCTTTTTACCATCATCATCTTTAGGTTCTTTTTCAATAGGTTCTTCCCAATCAAAATTACCAAAATTAACTAAGTTGTCAATCTCATCTGGTGTATCTGGTAGTATATCTTTAAGTGTATCTGTATCTATTTCAGGTAATACATCGTTCTTAATTAGATCACTAAATGCTTTTAAGTCATCATCAAACCATACATGGTTTCTTCGTCTAGCAATAATAATGGCTTTTGCTTTGGAAATGTCTCCAAAATTCTCTACTTGAATCTGTTGCCATCCTATTCTTTGTAATGCTTCTAATCTATGGTTTCCATCAATAACTTCATATTTATCATTTAATTTTCTTACTGCTATTATCCCAGCACTATCATCATACTTTATAGATTTTATTAATTTATTTATCTGTTCTTCAGTACCATCTGTCTTATAGTTCCATCCAGCTTTAACTAGATTGTCTATGTTCATGGTTTCTACTTTATTCATTCTTGTCCTCCAGCATATTTTTTGTATTCTTGAAGTTTTAAATAAGCCTCCCAATAGAACACATTAGTTGATTTACTTGAATCTTTAAATTCATCAATTTTATTTTGTTTAAGTCTATTTATATCGACTTTTTCCATATTAGGTAATGCTTTTGATCTAAAACTATTAAATCTACTACCTGAAAACCAACTTGTACTATCACAACTATAACAATATTGAAATTCTTTCATCATTTTTAGTTCTGTGCAACCTAATAGATGTACTTTCTTACCTTTAGAAGTAGCTTTTTGACTTATGTATCTTGTTATCTTTAATCTTTCAGCATTTGATACATTAAACCTTAATTCAGGAACTGACACAGCAATATAATCTGAATAATCAATTAACTTATCAGGGTTGCCATCTTCTAAGTGATATACATTTATAATTGGAACATTTACCTGAGTCTTAAATTTTTTTCTCATTTCCCAAGCAAATTCAGGAGATATTTTCTTTTGGACATCACATTCTACTATTGAATGCTTATATCCTGTTTTATTAACAAAATTAGCATATTGATCTTGCCACTCAATAATCATTTGTTCTGTTAGTACTGTGTGAGATTTAGCACCAAACATTAATGTAAATAAACCTGAGTCTATAATAGTGTGTTTGTAGCTATTAAGACATTTAACAAAATCAATAGCATGTTGGTCTTTGTATCTTCTTATTTGATAAAAACTTCCAAGAACATATTTTACTCCAGCTTTTTTTAATGGCTTAGACATTCCTACATCTTCATGCCCAGCAAAGTGAACTTTCATTACTTATGTCTTTTTTGCACAGTAAAACTAGCTTTTTTTACTGCTCCCTTATGTGGTTTGTATGCACCTTTCATTAATCTAAAACTTGAACCTTTTTTCATCCAATGAAAACCTCTAGGTGCTGATACTGTTTTTTTGGCCATTTAATGTTCTTAACTTGTTTGCTTTCCGATAGCAAGTACAAAAACACGCATAAAATTAAGTTGCTCTTTTTCTCTTAAAGTATCAAGACCTACTGTTTATGCAGTTGTGCTATTTCTCTTTTTTTATCAGCACTCGCATATTATGTGGTTGCTCTTTTTCTCTCTTTTTTTAAGAAATTGCATAGTTAGTAGAGTTGCTTGTTAAAGGGTAAAGTCCAGAACAATAAAATTTGCGTAAAATTAAACTTCGTATTGATAAATACTTGCTCCATTTTCATTATCTTCAAAAACAGAACATTTAATTAGATCGTATTTAGTTAACAATTCTTTAGCAATCATTTCACAAGACATATTATTAAATTTTAAGCATTCGCCATCATCGTATTTATCTACTAAATACTTTGTAATTTCTCTTTTAAATCTTATAAATTCAACATCTCTATCATCGTGATGAACTTCTTTTTCACATTCAATATGAAAGATATGTCTATGTGGGTCCTTTAGAAACTTAACATCTTCAAATGGACAATTAGACCATTGATGAATACCCTCAACTTGTAATCTACATACTATTGTTGTTTTCATTTACAAAGCCTATGAAATTCGTTTTTGACTTCTGCTGATTTAAACAAACCTCTTATAGCTGAAGTAATCATTGTTGAATTTTTCTTTTGTACTCCTCTACAAACCATACAAAAATGTTTAGCTTCAATAATAACTCCACATCCTAATGGATTCATTACTTTCATCATTCCATCTGCTATTTGATTTGTTAATCTTTCTTGTATTTGCAATCTTCTTGCATACACTTCTAGTAATCTTGATAATTTAGAAAGTCCTACAACATTTGCTCTTGGAATATATGCAATATGTGCTTTTCCAAAAAATGGTAACATATGATGTTCGCAAGTAGAATAAAATTCAATATCTTTAGAAATAATCATTTCATCGTAATCAACATTAAAACTTGTTTTTAAAACATCTTCAGGTGTTTGGTTATATCCACCATAAATAGTTTTCCAAGATTTAACTACTCTTTTTGGAGTATCTATTATGCCCTCTCTGTTAGGATTGTCTCCTAAATGTTCAATCATTTTAGCAACAGTATGTTCAGCATCTTCTTCTGCTTGTTCCCAAGGAAAAACAATATACCCATCATAGTCAGGTTTTTTTTGTTTATCTATAACAGCCATAAATTTAGCTAAAGGAAAATTATCTGTATGTAATTTTTTTGTTCTACCACTATCTACTATATCATCTACAATAACAGTTGCTCGAGTTGGATCGTGAGTTTTTTTACAAGTTAAAAAATTTGAAACAATCATTCCACCTTTTGGAACTCCAAATACTATGTCATCAGGTTTTATTAATAATTGTAAAGGTGTTAAGAGATCAAAGAAATCTCCCCAACTTAAATATTTTTTAATCATTTATGTATATAGCTGAATTTCCTGAGTGTTCTCTTACTTCTACTGACATTAATTTAACTCGTTCATTACTATTAACTACTATCTGAGGAGCAATCTGTTGGCAAATATATTCTGCAAATTTTTCACAACCTACATGAGGAATAACTACAAGTTGAATTAAACCTTTTTCTTCTAATTCTTTAAATGTTTCTAATTCAGGATCATCTTCTGCAACTACTGTTTTATGATCGAAAGTATCTTGCAAAAATTGTTTAACAAATTTAAGATCACCAAAATCATAAACCCAATTTCTATCGTTAAGTTGTCCTTTAAAATTTATTCTTACTGATAAAGCATATCCATGCATATATTTACAATGACTATGTTTTGCTCTCCATTGTCGGAAAGCACAAGACAGACCAATATTGTGATTGTAAGTTTTAGTTGATATAAAGCTCATCGTACATTTATAATTTTATGAGTTTGTAAACTCAATTTATACTCTTGGTTGTCCTTTATCAAATTTAAACAGTTTTGTAAAGACTTAGAGTGTTCGTTGTATTCTGGTTGTAAATATCTTCTACCTTTGTAATTTTTCAAATGTTCTTTATAAAAATCTAATTCATCTCCCTCCGATATAACTAATTTAAACTCATTCGCACGTCTCCAAAAGCCTTGCAACACAGGAAATTTAGGGCTTATATGTTGTTTGGGAGAAAGAGTTACATACACTTCATCTGATATAGGTTGCCAATAACTTCCTGAAGTTTCAATACTAACTTTTCTTCCTGTTTTAATTATTTCATTACAAAGTGTTGGTAAATTTTTATTAATAAAAGGTTCGCCACCACTAATAACTACTAATTCAGATTTAAGTTCAGCAATAAGTTCTTCTATTGATTTTTTTACTTTAGGAATTTTTTTATTATAATAATCTCCGTCAGGTTCATATCCTGTATCACAAAAATAACATCCAACAGGACATCCATAAGTTCTTATAAAATCACAAGCAGTTCCTGTATGATAACCCTCTCCTTGTAGGGTTTCTTGAAATGTTTCATGTATGTTAATCATATTTTAATTTTTTCCATTTTAATAATACAACCTTTAGGAAATACATTCCTATCAGAAAATAATTCACTATCCACTTCATAACTTGCAAATGTTCTTATATTTTTATTATCTTTGTTTAGCAAGTAAGCATGAGTAACCATTATTGAGGGCATAAAGCCTGAAGCAGTATGTAAATCAGCATGACCACTATCTCCTGTTATATCGGCCCATGTTATTTTATAAAAATAATATCTTTTATTTTTAATTATAAGATGTTTGTATATACTTTTTTTACTGCTTTTTAACATCTTTTGCCTCTAAGATTGCTTCATAAATTTCTAATTGTTCTTTTAGTAATTTATTTTCTATTGATATATTAATTAGTCTTTTTCTAAGAAACTTGAAAAGTCTTAAAAAGTTCTTCATTTTAATTTATATTTTTTAACTACTTTTTGAACTGATCTATTAACATTAGCCTTACCTTTACGTTTTTTACCTATTATTTTTTTAGTGTATAAAACAGATAGCGATGTTGACGTTGCAATCATTAAAATTAAATATCCTTTTTAAGTGGTTCATCATTCTTAAATTTGTGTTTATACCATTTTTGGCCATCAAGCAATATTTCAAAATAATTCCCAAAATCTCCAATAACCTTAAATTCTCGTCCATCATCTAATTTTGTTATAAATGTGGCTTTTTTTGGGTCTAATTTAACATCTTCATCTTCAAATCTTCTTTGGTTTATCCATGTAGCTACGTGAGGAATGAATGTTTTATCCTTAATTTTACCTGAATAATAATTAAATATTTTAGCAAGTTGTATAGGGTCTTGATCTTTACATTCTTTTTCATATTTAACTTTAGCCATCTTTTTACTTCCTTTCTTATTGCTAAGATTATCCCAAAAAATATCAAAGTTATTATTATTATTTTTAGGAATAGGTATAGGACTAGGTATAGGTGCCATCGTTTCGCTATTAGCACCATTCCATCTTTTTAATGCTCCTCTTTTACCTGATTCACTTTTATTTACGTAATATTTCTGTAAATATTCGTATTCTTTTGTGATTCTTTTGTGTGTAAAAATAAAATCATCGCCTTTTTTGTTTATTATAAAAAATTCAGTTAGAACTTCCATAACTCTTAATTCACAATCTTTAGTTCTACATTGGCAAATTCTCATTGCATCTTTTTCTTTAAATGGCTTTGCGTTCTTAGTCCAAGCAAAACATAATAATCTTATATATATTCCAACTTGTTCATTAGATAGATGAACTGTTTCAGCAGTAAATGTATCTGTAAATAATGGTATTGAGGGTAGTTTCATATCATCTCCTTTGCTAGTTTAAATGGTTTTTCATATTCGTCTTTGTATAATGTTTTATAAACATTCTCTAAAAGTTCTAGTTCTGTACCCATTTGTTCTACAAATGTTTTCTTACTTCCATGAATACTAAACTTTCCTGTGTGATGATCCATACATAATGGAATGCAACACCAATCAGAACTTCTTCTTCCTATTCCTGTATTAACTCTAATGTGATGTAATTGTGGAGGTCGCTTACAAACTAAACATCCTAATTCAGCAACTCTGTTAAGATGATCTTTTAAAATTTTAGACTTATATCTTGCCATACAATCGCTTTTCTTCCATATCTAGTTGTAACTCTCTTTCCACTATCCTCTATAAAATTCAACACTTGAAGTTCTCTCACTCTTGCACACACACTTGATAAAACCATATCTAGTTCATCTGCTATTTGATCGTTTGAACTTGGTTGTGTTTTTATTAGATCGTGAACTCTCTCTCTTAATGTTTTTACTTTTGGTTGTTGGATTTCAAAAGCACTTCTTGATGTTTCTGTATTGTTATGTGCCTTGTATCCAAAAAGATCATATTGTGTCATTGTTTATTCATAAGTTGTATATTTGTTTTCATCTCTGTTTGTTTATAACTTAAATATCTATCTAAATTATTATATCCATATCTTGCTTTAATTAAATTAGACTCAGCATCAGCAAGTGCATAAACTACTTTCTTATACTCATCATCTGTTCTTGCTAGGTGTTCAGCTTCAGAAGTTGTTTTTACAAATTGTTTATGTTTTAAAAAACATTTACTGAAAGTTGCTTTCTTACCCTCATCAAGAATAATAACTTGTTTTTCACAAGTAGCCCATTCTTTACTTAATTTATCTAACTCTTTAAAAGCATCTTCGCTAGTGTTAATGTTCATTTTCTATCTCCTGTTCTATTTCATTTAATCTTTCTCTCATCTTTTTTATTTTGTTTAACTGTATTGGAGTATTATTATTTTCTAACATCTTTGCAAAGGCTCTTACAAAATGAGTTAAGTGCATATCTCCAATGTTAAGCATTTGCATTTTAGATTTAGAATAGTAGGTTAAATTTAAAATTGAATCCAAATCACAATCAACTGCTCTTTTTTCTACTTCGCTTTGTATTCTTACTAAGTGTTTTATTTTCATATATTTCTCCTAAGGATAGAGCAACATTTCTTCTGCTTCTCTCTCCAAGTTTTTTATTTGTTGTTTTAAGTTTTTATTTTCTTCTCTGTATGCTTTGTTTTCTTCTTGAAAATTATGAATAGCATTTTTTAAAGTATTAAGAGCTAATTCATTTACATCAATTTGTCTTGTTAGATCAGAGCTACCTTTATCATCAGTAGCCCTAACCTTTTTTATTAACTTAACATCCATTAGAAAGGAGCTTCTTCCATGGGTAAGTCATCATCCATCAAATCAGGTCTTTGATCTACTTGTGGAGGCTGTATTTTTTGGAATGAATTGTTTTGTTGGTATTGTTGTTGTTTTGGCTGACCAATATAAAATGTAATTTCACAATTTGTGTTTCCATTATATTCAGTTGTTCTAACACCAATTTTTAGAGGTTTTCCATTTGCTCTATCTTGTTTAATGTCAGGACTTTTCAACCATTCTCCAAGTTTTTTTAAGAAGAACTCATCTCCATCTCCTTTAAAATCATAACTTGTTGGCTTTGCTTTGTATTTATTTTGAAATACCTTTAAAGTGATTCCCTTAAAGTTACTTTTTTTTGCGTATTGGTTTTGCATTTGCGTTTTTCCTTTTCTTGTTTGCGTTATATTCCTTAAGCTGATCGTTATAAAGTTCTAATGACTTATAACAATCTAATAGTCCAAGGAATGCTTTTGTGTGTAAAGGCTTATAAGATAAGATACGAGATTCAAAGTCATCATCGTTCTTTGGTAATCTAACTATACAAAGTTTGTTAATTTTTTTACCTGTTTGTTCCTCATAAGCATACTTGTAAGCATGAAGTTGTAAGCAATAGTTATGAAATATACCATTACTTGTTTTTATGTCTATTAAGATTAAGTTTTTACTTTTATCAGTAGCAACTATATCTAATGTTCCACAAAAACCCTTTTCTGAATACAAGAGTTTTTCAGATTCTAACAATTTAAGTTTATTAGAAATCCAAAAGTCTTTAAACTTTTTAAAACAGTTTCCGACAATCTTATCCTCAGGTTCAATGACTTTTAATCCTTTAAGCCAATCCTCAGCAAGTTTATGAACTATCGTTCCTATTCCTAAAGTTTTTTGTTGTGTTTTTTGATTAATGGCATCAGCTTCAATCATCACATCTTCTATAACATCTAAAGGAATACTTTTTTGTTCCATAGCTTGTTTGATTAATTTCTTCTGATTAAATAACTTCCAATTCCATAAACCATTGTTAGCCATCATATCTAAGACTCCAGATGTTCCTGGAACATACTGATTGTCCTTTACATATTTATGACCTGATTCGTTGAAAATTATTGTATGACCATGTTCGGTCTTATGCTCTTTGTTCGACATTTGCGTTCTCCTCTGTTGCGTTTTGTATTGCGTTTTTGTTCATTGATAATACTACACCATCAAAATAATTTGTAAACTCAGAAAGATCACATTTTATTTTCTCTACAAATATCAAAATAGAATGAAAAGGCAATCTATTTATACCATTTTCATATTTCTGAATTTGTTGAAAAGTTACACCTAACCATTTGGCAACTCTTTCTTGTGTATAGTATTTTCCTATAACATCACATCCTCTACTTACTTCTTTTCTTAATCTTATTTTTTTAAATGTAAGACCAAGAACATCATAAAATATACTAATGTTTTCTTCTTGATTAAGTCCTAATTGACCTAATCTTTGTTGTATTACTTCTTCACACCTTTCAGGTGTTTTTATCTTTGTTGGTATAGTTACAATCATAACTTTTCTCCTGTTTGTTGTTAATTAAGAACTGAATGTCCACGATTAGAAAGACATTTTCTAACTAATGCTTCATACTTCGTATCCATATTTTTACTAAATGACCAATAAGTTAAATTACTAATAAAATTGGTATTATCTTTTCCAATCTTATCACAATGCTGTAAGTCATTAGTCAGTTCTTCTGCTTTTGTTTTATCAAAAGTTCCACTTCTTCCACTCGTATCAACTAAAGGCTTGTAAGCACAGTTAGTTAGAAATAGGAGTGTAATTATTAAGTATATCTTTTTCATATTTGCGTTTCTCCTGTTTGTACTCTTTTGAGTTAGTTGCTTTTGAGTTTGGCATTATAGAATAAACATCATCAAAAAATGGGTTGTTATCTCCAAATGTCCACCCTCTCTTATTAGAAAGTTTCGTCATAGCTTTTATTCTTCGCTCTTGAAACTTTTCTATCTTCTTCTTTTTAATTTCAAATGTCTTACCTCTGTTTTCACTTATAACATCTGAAACTCCCCATCTTGTTTGATCTACCATAATAAACTCCCTATAATAAATCCTACTACAAAACATATCCATTCTCTCCTATAATGTAGTTCAAGAACTTTCCAATCTGATTTAGTTTTTCCAAAAATTAACATATTAATACTCCTCAGCTTTCATTATTGTCATTACTCGTCTTGTTACATTTGCATCTGACTTATCAGGAGAATGACCATTATGTTTTATATCATAATAATCTATCTTCCAAAAATAATCAGTACCATCAACAACAACCTTTCCAAAATCATGTTCTTTGTATGGGTCATTGTCTTCATTAAAATTATTAAAATTTCTTACTTCATTAATAATTTCATTATACTTACCTGAACTAAATACACCTGAAGTACATATAACTTGTCCTCCTTTAGCCTCGGTTCTTAATTGATCGTTTAAATTTACGATCCTTTCAAGTTTCATTACTTCTTGTGTTTGATCTAGTACTTTTCCTAAGTCCATATATTCTCCTTAATGTAATGTTGCGTTGGTTGGTTTTTTTTTCTTAGTTGGTTTAGATAGAGTTAGTTTAGATTTACTCATAGCATCTTTCATAAGTTCCATAGCTTCTTTCTTACTTGGTGCTACATCAAACAAACATCTAAAACATTCAAAAAATATTAAATACAAAAGGTTATGGATTCCAATATGTTTTCCATGAGTATCTAATAAACATTCTAAATGAGACTCTATATCTCTATGAGCTTTATCCATTTTTTTAACTGACATTATATATCCTCTCTATTGTTTTTTTCTTTTATAAACTTATCAACATGACCACCCATTGAAACTTTAGGAGTAGTTTGTCTAACAGTTTTTACTTTAGGTATTAATTTTAATTCTCCATAACCCATAAATCCAAACATTGATCTATTATAAGTTTTAGAAAATATTTTATAGATATTTATATCTTTAGCTTTAGTCATTTTGATAATATCTCCACTCTTAAAATTCCTTGTTCATCTAATTGTTTTTTAAACTCATCAATAAAATTAGCAACTTGTTCTGCTTCATCTTGTTGAGATTTTGGTTTAAAGTTTTCATTATCACGAATCGTATTATCAAGAGCAATATAAATTTCTTCAGCAATATATTTTTTTATCATTATATCTCCTTAACTGATTGAATGTTATTTTTTCTAAAAAACTTATCACACATTTGTATTTCAAATTTACTAACTTTGAATCCTTGTGATAATAAGTCAGCTCTAACATCTTTGAATACTTCATTCATAGTCTTGTCTATAAATAAAATATTAGAAATGTTTTTAGGTTTAGAGTTTTCTTTAAAAGATTTAAAAATCTTTTTAGTTAACTCTGGATAGAAAGGATTAAATACTTTTTTAATCATTATGATCTCCCACAAGTTTGATTATTAAGTTTTCCAATTAATCTTCCAATTAATATAAGTTTTCTTATTCTTTCTTGTAACGCTTTGTTCATTTTAGTTTCTCCTTGTTTGTTTTTTTTCATTCTTAAGATTAGGAAATTTTCATATATAGTTCAACTAGAAAAGAATTTTTTTTTATTTACTTAAATGTGGTTTATTAACTACATAATATGCAGTTTTATATTTTGTACCAAGTTATGCAGTAAATTGTAGATTGAATTAAAAATAGTGCTTTCAATTATATGTGGTATGTCATATATTGTTATCGATCATTAGTCATTTTTTGATCGCTTTTTTTCATATAAAAAGTATATCTCTCTGTTTGGGGGTGGAGCAATCCACCCCTTTCTAATTTCTAGTAATTTCTAATCCTGTAATGTCGGTATCTTTTTTAATGCTAGTATAAGTCATTTCATAATTAACTAAAAAAACATCTGATCTTTTTTTTATGTCGCTTATCATTTGATTTACTTTTGTAAAGTATGGATATGTGTCCACGAAGCGAAAACAAATATAGTGACCATACGGATTATGTAATGTTTCTAATTGAAATTCTAGTTCTGTAATAACTGCATCCACTTTCATGGATGTACTATACTATTTTCTTTTAATTAATTCAGTACCTTTTATGCCATAGATTGCACCAACTACTGACACGAATAAAATTTGGAACCACATAGGAAGTTCTTGGAAATATCCAAAGAATAAATCTATTTTTACTTTAATGTTTGGATCGTCGCTAAAAACACTCCACACCAATAACAAAATAGGAGCGGAAACCAAAAGTAAAACGAACTCATCTTTCCAGCTATTTTGCTGATCATTCTTAATAAGTTTTGTATATTCCAATTCTCCATTTGCTAGTTTTTCTGCATGTTTGCTTTCAGCATCTGCCATAAGCATTTTTGTTTTTTGTCGTTGCTTATATACATGACTCCCAGCATTTATTGCAAGTTTAATCGCACTTAACCACATTTTAATTCCTTTGCTAAATTACAGTAATGAATAATCTTATCATATCGTTCATTTAGATTCTCGCCTTTTTTTTGCCTCACTGCATATTTCACAATATTACCATCAATAAAGTCTAAATTATGAGAAATTATTAGCTCTATTGGTTGAATTTTGCCTTTGTAGTGTGTACCACCTATTTGAGTATCTAACGCACTCTCTGTGGCTCTATGGCCTTTTAAATGTCCTTTTTTCATACTATATCTCCTATCCAATCTCCTTTGGCATTAAGCACCATCGGTAATAACCTAGGTATGCCATTTATAATAATTGCACAACCAATAATAAACCTTGTTTTAAAATTTTTTGCGTATGCAAAAGCCATGGATTTTTGATTTATTAAACAACCAACATTCATGCCAAAAAATAAGTTATCAGGATTTGCCCACCAAGATATTACAAACTTTGTATGATAATGACCTTGAACGCAACTCATTCCCATTGCTTGTGAAGTCTTTAAGACATCAGCACTTCTTCCATGTGTGAAAAAACATCTTTGTCCATTAGACATAGTAAGTGTTAAATCATCAATCCACTTCCATTTTTTAGTACCTAAAAAGTCGCCATAATCTTTTAAAAATTCTTTACTCATTCCATATTTCAATGCTCGTCTATAAACTAAACTAGAATGGTTTGAATCTACTTCTGTGACTTCAGGAAATACACCCTCTAATTCTTTTATGTATTTTCTTGCTTCTTTTAGTTCGTGTCCAGCCGAATATAAATCAGGGTTAGAATCATGCATACTTATTGCGTGAAAGTCTAAACTATCCCCGATATTAACAACAGTATCAGGTTTAAATTGTTTTTTTATTTCTTTAAGGAATGCAAAGCTATCTTTGTGATGATATGGAATGTGCATATCTGATATAACTAAAATTCTAGAGTTTTTCATACAAGTATTCCTTGTATATTATTTTGATAAAAAGTAAAGAACCTGACCAATAAAGAGAATGGTTATTGCTCCAACCCCATATAAAATTGTTGTTATTAAATTATCAAATTTTTTATCTAATTTTGCATCAATCTTATCTATGTCTTGGTGCATATGTTTAAGATGGTTATTTTTAATTGTGTTTATCTCTCTGCTTAAACCTTTGATATGGCCATAAAGACTAATTATATGTTCGCTTGTAGTTTTAGGTGCTTTGGCCATAACATTATTACATTTTCTTTTTTCTTTTACCCATTTTAGGTTTCATTTTAGATTTTTTTTTCTTCTTCATTTTGTAAGCCATAATTTACTCCTATTAGTTTGCAAATTGACCTTTAGACCACTTGGCTTCAGGTAATCCATTTTTATATTCTTTGCCATTAAATGTCAAAACTTGTTTTCTATTTGAACCCTCTACAAAGCTACAATGCACCCATCCTGAATTGGGTCCCTCATCTTCATTCCAAAATTCTAAAATTAATTGATCTACTGAGCAATTGTTTTCAATCCAAATTGCAACTTCTAAATTACTGACTCCAGCAATTTCAAAATCAACTGCTTGACCTTTGGTGTGCTGACTTGTCGTAGATGAATTTATGGCTTTGCAAAGTTCTTCTGACCGATAACCTGAAGTAATAATAACAGGCTTCTCATCAAATTTTGCTCTTACAGGTTCAAGTATTTCATAACAAACATCAGTTAAGTTTTTAATCTCTCCTGATCCAGCTTTGTTTTTTATACCTAATCTTGTTGCTGTTGATGACTTCTCAAACTCATGTAATTGAAAATGCTTTGAAAGTTGCATTAAGACTCCTATGGTTTTTCTGGAAATTCTACTGCTTCTACTTCTTCTACTGTTGTAAGATCGTTTGTTATATCTCTTAATTCTTGTCGCCAATTTTTAAATCCAGCAGATAATGTTGTACCTTTTTCTTTAGCCATAGTGACTTCCCAATCGCTATCTGCTAAAAGTCTATTTCTATTTACTCTTAAATTATTTAATGCCCTATCTAAAGCTCCGTTATCCCATTCAGTTTTATTAGCTTCTTGTTCTGCAATTTCTTTAGCAGTTAAATCTAATTCTTCTATACCAGTTGGTCTTATAATTATTTTTTTCATTATGCTTTTACTCCATATAAATAACAGTTGCCTGATGTTATGTTTCCTGTACTAGCAAAAATTGTAAATCCACTTAAAGCAGTTGTGTTAGCATCATAATAACCACCACCAGTTGAGGTTACCCAATATCCAGTTGCTGAACTATAATGTTGAGAACTTTTATAATGATAATGTTTATATAAAGATGTGTTTAGTGGATTAAAAATTGTTAATTCTGCATTCATACACAAATTACTTGCATTTGATACAGAATAACCTTGTTGTAGTTTAAATTGGTCTGTATTTGTCTGATTAGATGTTCCATCACTTGAAGCTGTACCTATTTGTATTGCACCATGTTGTCCAACATTTTGATAATCTGAAGTAGTTACATCTGCATCTGATATTCTATATCTCATAGATATATTTGGATTATTTGTTGATGGAATTACATCAGTTAAAATTATTTTATAATGAGAATAAGTTGAACTAAAATAACCATCAAAAGACAAACTGTTTGAACTAAAAGAACCAGAAGCTAATTTTACAAAATCTGAACTAACTGCACCCCAAGATAAAACTCCCGACCCGTCTGTTTGTAAAAATTCATTTGCGTTTCCGTCGTTGTTTGGAAAAGTTAAAGTGTATGAAGCACTAGCACTATGAGGTGGAGATTTTAATTTAATTCCATGTGAATTTTGAGAACAATTAAGTTGAATATATCCATCATTACTTCCCCCATCGCCTTTAACTTCAACACCAGCAGTAGCGTCAGAAATAAAATTTACTTTAGCTTTTGTAACTGCATCATCAACTATCTTTGCAGTTTGTACTGAATCTGTTGTTAATTTAGATGCTGAAACTGTATTGTCAGATGGAACTCCAATATCTAAAACATTTCCATAAACCATTATGAAGTCAATAACATCGCCTGTACTTAAACCTGATGCAAATGTAATTGTTGAACCTGAAACTGTGAAAGAATCTATTGGTGCTTGGATTACACCATTCAAAGATACAAGCATATGATTAGCAGATTCAGGTGTAAAATTAACTGAACTGCTTTGCATAGTATAACTAGCTTGTCCATTAACTACACTTATTGCATCTAGTTTAACAAAATTTCCTACTGATGGTTCTTTACCTATATAACTCATAATTAATATTGCAGAGATACGCCTGTAACTCTACACTCCTTACTTCCACTTTGATTTGCAAAACTTATTTTGTACTTCAACTGCGTTCCAGCAGTAACTGAAAGATCAGATACCTTACAACATTTAACACCACTTGCAAAGTCAGGTAATGCAGTTAATGTTGCTGTGCTAAAGTTTGAACCATTGTCAGCACTTAATTGTAAAACTAAATCAGAATTAAGAGCATTTGTTCCAGCTTGATCTTTATATGTTATTATTGCACCCATTTTTGAAGTTGATGATGAAGCTGTAATTGCATTGGATATAAAGTTTCCTGTTGCATTAACTGTTAATCCACCAGTTGCAACGTCACCTTTATAACCAGACCAAAATCTATTATTACCACCATCTACTGCACCACTTATAACTGTTAATCTATAATATAAATATGTATCTATGTTTTGGTCAAATTGATGAGCAATTTTAACTTCGCCACTACTACCAATAAAAGTTTGTGTGTTTGCAGTAAGATTAACAAAATTAGAACCATCATTAGAGGCTGTCCACCTAACAGTATTTGAAGTTGTTCCTATATTATTTGTCCAAGTTTGTATGCCATGTAATTTTTGTCCATTACCAGAAGTATATTTAATTTGTAAATAGTTTCCTACACCAAAAGAATTTGATGGATATATTGAATAGTCGCTATGATAACCATAGTGATTTGGCCCACCACCTGCAGGGTATGTATAAAAATTTGGTAAATTACCACCAGAGCTTACATGACCTGAACTTCCACTATGGACAGTAACATTTGAAGTGACATTATCAACTAGAGTATAAGTTATTTCTGCATAAGAACCAGAAGAAGCTGTCGTATCAACAACTGAAGATACATACTCATCTGATGACCTTGAAGAAGAAGTTAATGAACCGATTCCTGTTGAATCTTGAAATACATCGTAACTTGCTGAATTAGAATTAGTCGCTACAAGGTTTTGATTTGCAAAAACTCTCAAACCTAATCGTGCTAAATCAACTTTAACATTTGGATCAGCACCTACACCACTTGGTAATTCAGTTACACTTGTTAATGCGTTGTTATTTAATTTAATAATAGACATTAGTAATTAATTCCTATTCCATGTAATTGTGTTGTTTTACTACCTGATTGGTTCGCCCATTCTACTTTATAACGAACGTCTGTACCCGCAGTACACGTTGTTTTACCTAAACGTACTTGTGAAATTCCTGTTGAATAGACAGGCGTAATTGCATTGTAGCTTGACGCTTCCGTCCAATTTGTGCCACCATTACAAGTAAAGTAAATCTTTAAATCAGTTCCAAGTGTTGCAGTACCGCTATTATTTTTATATAAAAAAGTTCCGCCAACATTACTCTTAGACGAGCCTACTGTATTTGTATCTTGTATAGCCGTTCCTGTTGTGTTTGTTTGTAATCCATAATAGCTTGTTGGTGCTGTAAAGTTTGATGTGTAAAGGTCATAACCTTTATTAATTATAATATTATCAAATCTACCTGCATAAGTATATCCGTCGTCGCCATTTCTTCCGAGTTGTAAATTTCTGTCATCAAAAGAAGCTATGTTCCCACTTTGGCTAGTATGTGTGCCTGATAATACGCCATTTTTCCAAAATTTAATAGTTGATGAACTATCTCTTGTGACTGCTAAATGATACCAAGTATCACTAGCAAGTGATAAAGCATCACTTGAAACAGAAATTACTGTTGAGTTTCCTTGTCTAGCATAAAAGAATAATTTATTTGAGGCGTTGTGAAACCAACTCCAACCATTATAATCAGCACTTCCACCCCAACCACCAAACGTTATTAATGGTCTTTCGCTACTTACAGAATTAAATCTAAAATATCCTGCTAGTGTAAAAGCACCTGTACCAAAATTTCCTCTTGATGAAAAATTAGAAGTTGTGACTGCAACCCTATCACTACCGCCATCAATCCAATAAGCCGAAGTTCCTATAATATTAGAACCACCGTCAACTATATTTTTTGCATTACCCTCAAAAGATACAGGTACATTATTTCCTGAACTATCAGATATAGTTGTAGAGTTGTTTGAAGCTGAATTAGATTTTAAATATAATTGTGTTCCTGTCGGTGTGTTATCTATTGAAGAAGCAACATACCCACTAACAACGCTTGTATTAGTTTTAGTTCCTAAAGTATCTGTTGCAAACGTGTCAATATGTTGATTTGGTAAATTAAAACTTGCTGAACTTTCGTTAGTAGCTTCTCTTAATGCTAAAGCAGTTATGTCAGATTTTAAAGGTTGTAAATCTGTTGTTGCATTTGTTAAAAAACTTTCTGCAAAAGTACCGCTTGTAATTTTAGATGCTGGTAAATCAGGAACATCGTTTGCAGAGATTGGAGATGGTGCTACTGCTCGACCTATAAAACCCATAATGTTAATCCTATGTTATTTCTAAAATACTTAATGTTGCATCAATCTTTGCAGAAACAGAGCAATCAATTTTTAGTATATCAGTAGTTTGCATAACATATTTACCACCTGATAAAACTTCTAATGAACTACCAGCTGGTATTGAAACATCTTTAACTACAAAAGTTTCTTCGTTTGTTTCTGTATCTGATGTGTTTGAATCTAATTTTACTGAAGCTGTTACTGAAGTTGAATGAACATTACAAAGAGTTAAACCTATTACTACTGTGGTTGTAGAAGATGGAACTGTATAAATTGTTAAAGGAGTTCCTGAACTTGTAGGCATTGCCGAATTTGATTTAACTTTGAAAGTATTTGCCATAATATAATCCTTTTATCTTATCCTAAAGCTATTGCAAGAGGTAATGCGTTAGGGTCTGTTTCTGTTATCGTTCCTGTTACTGCAACTCCACTAGGTAAAGTTATTGCATTTGTTGATGTGTTAATTGTAAATAATTCCAAGTTATCTGTTCCATCATTAATTTTAATTTTGATAGTATTTGCTGTTCCATTATCTACCCATATAGTTCCAGCTATTGCTGAACTAGGTGCAGAACTTCCTATATTAGAAGAATTTACTGCTGTTAAAATATTATTAAGTTCCGTACGAAATGATGCGAAACCCTGATTGTCCAAAACGTAATCTGATACTTGTGCCATAGATTCCTTTATATTTTATAATGGTTACGATTTCAAGCCATATCCTTGTGCTTGATAATCAAATGTTCTACTTATTCCTACATTACTACTATTAAAGAACTGAATTGTAAATCCATTTTTTGTCTTATTTGTAATTGTAAAGAAATCTCCTACTGTCATACTTTGACCAGCTATTGATAAACTAGGAGTAGCAAAGAAAGAATTATTGAATGTTATATTACTTCCACTAGCTGATGAAACTATATCTTCTCCTGTATCTACTCTTTTTTCAAAATTAACTGTAAATTTTAAATCATGTACTTTTGATCTAACTTTACTGTTATCACAAGTTAGCTTTGCTCTAAATTTAAAATACCTACCTTTTAAAGTAGTTTGTTGTGCTATCTTTCTATAATTAGAAATTGAACCTAATCCTGTATCAGAAAACCCTACTTGTATTTCTGCACCACATTGTACTTCAGGACTTCCATCAAAAGGAGCTTTAGCATCTTCAAATTTTGAAGCACCTCTACCATCATCAAATAAATCATACTCATCTTCTGAACTCATTCCTAGTTTAGCACCAAGTGTTACATCATAAATTGCATCTAAAGTTAAAGTATTATCAAATGTATAAAAACCATTTGCTTGGACATTACCATTAAAGTTTGTTGGATTAGAAGTTGAATCAGTTCCACCTAAATCAAACACACCCTCTGCTGATTCTATATTACCAACTCCATCATCAAAATCAGTTATTGTATCTAATATTAAAACTTTTCTGTTTTGGTTATCAACTGATAAAGCTACATTACTATCTCTTGTTCCATTAAAATTTGCCATAATTACTCACTAAACGATTGGGTTGTTACAAAATTATTTAAACCTGATATTACAGTTGTTACAATAGTTTCACTAGCACTTGAATTTCCTAACTTATCTACTGCTTTTATTAGAAAAGTTCCTGTTTGTGCATTAACAGTTACTGTATTTGATTTTCTTCTTACTACTTTTGTTAATGGTGTACTTTCATTCCATATTGCACCTACAAGAACATCTTGGTATCTAATCTCGTACCAAGAAATATCTAAATCTGCAACAGGAGTCCAAGAAAGTTCCATTTGGTTTGAACCTACTAAACTTACAGATAAGTCTTCCACATCTGCTGGAGTTTCTGTTGCACCTATTATTTTTCTTGATGCAGAAGCATATGTACTTGAAACTCCTAAAGAGTTGATTGCTTTGACTCTTACATCATAAGTGGCATCATCAATAACATTTAACAACTCGTGTCTTAACTGTGTACCATTAGAAATAATTTTGAAATTAGATTCTGTACTTTGTTTTGCTTCAACTTGATAATATTGAACAAACTTATCTGGGCTTGCACCTATGTTTATATTTAATCTAGTGATTACAATACCATCTGCATATTCAATCATTTCATCTGTTAGAGTAACTGAAGCTGGTGGTTGGATATTATTTGGATTAGGTAAGTTTGTTGTTGGAATAGCAGTTGCCTGAGTCTTAGTAGCCCATGTGTAGTGTGCGTTTTGGTGTTCTACCAAATCTAAACCTAAAGTATAATCAGGATTAAATTTAATTGATAACAATCTAAAAGGTTTGGAACTAAAACCGATTGAGCTATGAGAAACATTTACAATATCTCCTATAGCTAAATCATATGCACTAAAAGCAACATTAATTGAAAGTCTTAAAGAATCTCTTGTTCGTCTAAGTATAACTTCAGCCATTTCTTCAGCTTGATAAGTATTTGTAATAACTTTTCCAAATTCAAATCTACCCTCTAACAAAAACCCACCATCATCAGTTTTCATAGTTGCATGTCTATCTGCACTTGGTAATCCTGAATCATCTATTGGTGGAAACTGTACTTCATCAACTTGAAAATTCCGATCAGGGTTAACATAAGATACAATTACTCTATTATATTTTTCATTTTTAGCTGGAGTTTGTAAATTATATCCACCAATAATATCATCCTCTGTTAAAGTTATTGATGCACTCCCTATTGTTTCTATAATTAAATTATACTTTCCTTGTGTATATGGTAAATAACCTCTACACCCTTTTAATAATTCTCTAACATTTTCTAATAATTTTTTTGATGTATCTATAACACCATTTGTATCAAAAATATTTATATTACTTGCACCTGAATATGGAGTAACTTGTGTTTCACAAACTTGTGAAGCATCATAGAAACTTTGTAAATTAATTTCGTTTGTAGTTAAACCTTTTCCATATCTACTGTTTGTTAAATAGTCTAATAAACACCAAGCTGGGTTAGTTGAGAAAGCTGGAGTTTGTGCAACTAAACTTGAATTATATGCTACAACTTTTTTACCTTTTATTTTGGCTTGTATTTTTGGTATTCCTGAATACACATCTTGATTCCATTTGAACCTAAAAGCTAAATAACATAATCCTGATAATTTATGATTGCTACCCCAATTAGACAAAGTAGATAACAAACTAGATGCACTTTGACCATCTGTACCAAAATGAGGCTCAACAATAATAGTACTTTCAGCAGAACCATTTTCTTCGTTTGGATCTGCTTTGTAAAAATTAGAATCTGAACTTGCTACATTTCTTTGAACATTATCTGATAAAGCACCATCAAAAGTTACAGTTTTTTCATCTACTCTTATTTCTTCTATTGAACTTATCTCTCCCTCTGACAATACCAAAGAAACATACAAGTAAGTATTATCTGTTCCTGAAGTTTCTACAAAGACTCTTGTACCACCAACTAATCTTTCGCCATAAATTACAGGAATATTTGCATCATTAGATTGTTTATTTAAAAGAACTCCTGTTTCAAAATCATCTGCTTCATTAACACCAAAGTCAGGTAGGTCAGGAACTTTAGGTCTAAACAACCAAGCGATTGCTATTGTTGCAATTAGTTTAACAACAGGATTAAGGTTTGTAAAAAAACTAACTGCCGCACTAAAGAAACTACCAATACTAAAAAAAGATTTTATTCCTGTTTTCTTTATAGGTAATCCAGCACCACCATATTGTTTTAAAAGTTTTTCTTCTCGTTTATTAATGTAAGCAAGAAACTCTCCTTTAGGTGCATGTTTGTTAAGTATTTTTTTTGCTACTTTAATTAATATTTTTTCAAACCATTTAAACATTATTCTCTACCCCATTTAATATCTAAAACAGTTTGTGATGAAAAATCCATACCAACATCTGTACTAAAGAATCTTTGTTGTGAAGTATTATTTGTTTTACGACCATTCTTTTTTTCAAAGTCAGCCCAATGTGAAACTACTGATATATTAACAACACTTGATTTTGTGTTTTCGTTTATTGCAAAATTTTCTATATTACCTTTATATAATAAAAATGGATCAGGAATAATTGCATTACTAGAATCTAATAAACCTCTAAAAATAGTTACAGGTCTATTCGTTACATTTTCATTAAGAACTGTTGATATAAATGTTTGGTTTGCACCTGATAAAGAAACTGTTAAAGTTGATTTAGTAACATCTATTTCTTCACTAAAATCAGAAACACCTATAATAAAACTTGATGGAGAATAAGTAACTGAAGAACCTGATATTGATGAAGTTAAACTATAAGTAGAATCAGTAAAATTTACAGGAGTGCTAAAACCTATTGTAAGAAGATGAAAAGGTCTAATATCATTCGTCGCTAATGCTGTCTTGATTGATGATGTTAAATTCCTTGTCATTATGCTTCTCGTAGGTTGTTCGTTCTAATTTCTCAGTTCCTTTTATCATAGTAAATTCAAACTTGCCATTAGGTTTTTTATACTCTCCTAAGTCATTTGTTTGAGTATTTATTTCACTTTCATCTACTATAATCTCAGCAACAAATTCAGCAGTTATTAGATGGGTTATTTTGTATTTCATTAAAGAGCTTCTTCTACATCCATTTCATAAGTATAAAGAAGTTTTCCATCATTAGTAGTTCCTGTTGCTCCAAAATCTTGTATGTCATTTGTTAAATAAACTGTGAATGGAACATTGTCGTAAGTAACTATTGAATCATTTGCTATTGTTGAAACTAAAGGTGGTTCTATTGTAACTGTTGAAGCATTACTTGAAGCCTGAACATCTGCAACAACCATATATACTTTACTATGAGAAGCAAACTTGATAAAATCGCCACTTTTAAAAGCATGAGGGTTATCGTTATGGTGTCCATCCATAGTAATCGTTGTATCTCCAACTGCATGATCTCCATTTACTAATACTGTTCCTGATTCGTTACCTCTTGCATTTTTTACTTCAGGTGGAACTATTGTAAAATTTTCTTTTCCTGATCTTTGTTTCACTATAAATGCCATTAGTTCTCCATAGACATCTGATCTAGTTCCTGTCTTTATAGAAACAGTAAATGCCCATCTTTGATTATCAATTTGTCTTGCAAGTTTTTTTCCTGATACACTTTTTGAAATAATAGTATTTTGAATAGACTTTATTCCTAAAGTGTCAAATTTAGAATTAGATATTGGAAATGCACCAGCCATTATATTAGACTCTCCCTACCTCTTTCATTAACTGCATTGTTAATTAATTGAGTTATTGCACCTCTTGATCTAGTTAATAATTCTTCAAAACCTCTTGCATCTACTGTGTTAATATTAAAATTAACTACTGTCGAACCTCCACCTGATATACCTCTTGCAGATTGAGTTATTTGTCCTGTACTATTTGGAACAAACATTTCTGGGCCTCTTTCACCCACTACAATAGCTCTGCCTTTTGATACAGCTCCACCTTTTGCAAAACCAAAACCACCTCCACCACCACCACCTAGAGCATTAAATAATATTGCTCTTTTACGTTCTGTGTTTTGTGATTTCAAAGTATTTAATTTATCAGCTTCAACTTTAAGTTCTTCTTGACCTAATATTTTAGCAATAGTTTGCAAAGCTATTTGTTCTATTAGTCCAGCAATAATATTAACCATAATTTGTTGTGCTATTTGTTTCATTGATTGTCCAAAGTCTTTACCAAGAACAACTACTTCTGCCATCCCTTTTGACATTCTTTTAATTCCACCAAGTATTCCTTTAGCAATTTTTTCATTAACAGATTCTAATTCTTTTTTGACTCTCTCTTTTATAATTTCTGCTACCTTACCAAAATCTACTCCTACTTCTTTAACCTCTGGTTTTACTGCTCCAGCTAACTCTAAAAGTTCTTTCATTTGTTCGTTAGTTAAAATCATGTTCTGAGTTATTTTTTCTATAAATTTTTCTACTGCTTTTGTTGCTACCATCCAATCTTCTGTATTTTCTGCTGATGCTCTTGTTTGTTCATTTAGTTCAGCTAATGGTGTTTGTAATCTTTCAGCCGCATCTTTAAATTCTTGAACAGTTTTTAAATTTGCTTGAAAAGTTTCTTCTGAGATTATTTTTAAGAACCTCATCGATTTAGCTATGCCCTCTATCATAGAACCATAAGCACTAGATAAACTTCCTAACATTGATCTTAATGAATCAAAAATAGAACCAAGAAATAAGATTAATAATTTACCTTTACCACCTAACATAAGAAAACCAATTACACCTAATTCTTGAACTCCTCTTGGTAATGATTTTAAAACTTCCATTGTTCCTTTTATTGCGTGTGCAATAAACATAAATGGTTTTCGTAATGAATCTACAATTACTGCACCACTAATTAATATTTGTTTAGTAACATTGATTAAAAATTCTGAAGTTCTTGCACTAGCTTTTGTTAATGCTTCTCCATTTTTTTCAATCATCTCATTAACTAATGATAGACCATTCTTTATAAAGTCAAAGAATCCAGCTCTATTAGTTTCAAGTTTAAATTTAAAAAGTTTATCTGATAGCATTGAAAGTGTTCCTGTAAATGTAACTGCCATAACTTTCATAGCTTGACCAAACTTACCATCAGGACCGAATACTTCTTCAAATGCTTTTCTTGTTTCTTTAGCTGTTTTCTTAGCTCCAGCTTCAAAGCCTAACATCTCTCTAACACCTCTTTCTCTAAATACATCAGCGGCCGCTATACCACCAGCAAATGATCTTTGTATTTGTTCAGCAGTTTGTCTAAAATCTAATCCTGTTAGTACTGCAACATTACCTGTTATCTCTAAAATTTTTGAAAGTTCTTCTGCATCTTTAGATACAACTGCAAGACTTCCTGATGCACTTGAAATTTCATCTAGTGAGAAAGGTACTCTAGCCGCAAAATTAATTAATTCTTGAAATGCTTTGTTACCCTCTTTCATTCCACCAAATAAAAAAGCAAACCTAACACCTAGATTTTCTACTTGTGTTCCTACACTTACTAATGATTTAATTACTAATGCACCACCTATTCCAGCTAATGCACCTTGTATTGAAAATACAGTTCTTTGTAATCTACCTAATCCAGCTTGAACAGAACCTAATGCTTGTCTTGTTTTATCTTTTGCAAGAATATTTATAAGTAAATTTTGAGCCATATTTATTTCTTCATGTTAGCTTTGGATTGTTCACTTTCATCTAACATAAATCCAACCCAAAGATTAAACTCATATTCACTCATCTGACTTAATTCAGATAAATTTATTTTGAGCCTATCTGCTACTATTAGCATATTTTTAAGCTCTATGTCAGTACTTACTTTTTTTTTAATTCCTCTGGACTTGGAGTTTGAACCATGGCTACGGCTATCTTAGAAAGTACATCGGAATCTACTTTGTGCATTATTGGAAGTTTGTCTTCTAAAGAAAAAATCTTTTCGCCATCTTTATCAATAGCTTTCATAATAACTACATCAGCTAATAATCCAGCATCATTAAGATTTTCTGTTCTACTAAACAATTTTTTCTTTTCTGCAAGTGTAATTGGTTGCCAATAAATAACTGTTGGCATACCTTTTTCGTCTTGCCATTCTTCCACTTCAATAGATTGAACACCTAGAGACTCAAAATGAGATTTTGCTCTATCAATAATCTTCATAAATTAGATTATACTGTTCCTACTGCTAAAGCGCCTGTACCTTGAAAAGTAATACTTCTTGATACAATTCCGTCCATAGTATTAGAAATAGACATTCCTGTTACTATACCTTGACCTGTGTATGAAGCATCGCCAGCAGTACTGCCCTCTGGAAGTAATGTAAAAGCTAATTCAGTTCCTACTACCATTGCTTCTTGTGAAGTATCTGTTTCATCAAAATGTGCTTCTATAGAACCACTAAATGAAGTTCTTCCTGCTATAAAAGTTTTAGCAGAATCTGATAATGATGTATCTTCAACGACATCGCCTGTAGTTTCTAAAGTAAAGGCAGTTACTTCGCCTGTTACGTTAGATCCTGTTTTAACGACACCTTCTTTTCCGTGATGGGTTGCCATGATTTTTTCTCCTTAGTTATTGTTTTCGTGTTAGCTGGTTTATATCCTAGCTTCTCATAGTGTGCAAGATTATTTTCGTTTATTGTAATCTCGTCACTACCTTTTATTAGTTTTATATCTTTTGCCATAACATCCTTATAATAGATTTAATCTTCTTCTTCAAGTTCTTCATCGTCTTCATCATATTCTTCATAAAATTCTCCCTCCTGTTCAAGTTCTTCTTTGATTTCCTCACAAAGCATTGAAATCTTATCATTCAGTTTTTCTATTTTATTTATCTTTCTAGATATACTCATTATAGCGTACCAGATTGATGTTCATATATAACTTTAACTGTCATTGAGATTCCACCATAAGGAAACAATGTACCAGCATCAGTTTCAATAGAAACGACCTCTGTATCTAAAGCCTTTCCATTTCTAGTTATATCAGTTTCTAATGCTTCTTCAATTACTTCTATCAATTGGTTTCTAGCAGTATCTATATTTGTTTCTGATCCTTTAACAAACCCAGATACTAAAAAATCTAATGTTGCTATTCTTGTTTTACCTCCACTACCTAATTCTGAATCTTCTTTTGTTTCTTCTTGTGTTTGAATTAGTACTGCTGGGTATTGTTGTTCTGATAATTCTTCTAATGGGAAAGGTTGTCTAGTTACTTTCTTAATAGTTAAAGCACTTATGTTTGTAATTGTAGTTGCAATATTACTTGCGATGTCTTCTCTAATACTCATAATTTTAACTTTCTCATTTCTTTTCTAACTAAATTTTCAAATGATTTTTTTATAACATTTTCTACCTTTTTATTAAATCCAAAAAATGGTCTTTCAGGTAGATTACCTTGTCCTGTTTGATGAAAAAAAGCTCTCTTACCCATACCCATATCATTAAAATAAACTTGTGCCTTACTTCTATTAACAACTCTTGATTTCATACTTTGAAGCATTCTATTACTATCTTGTAGATCAACAGTAGTTTTACCTTTCAATGCTGAATACTCAGGAGAGTAGGCAACAAACTTTCCACCTGAAAATTTTTTACCTTTTGTTGTATTTTCTTCAATAATTCTTCTTAATTGTTCTCCAGCTTGTTCTAATCCCATTTTAGTTATTTTTGGAAACCTAACTAAGAATCTGTTAAACTTCTTTTGTATTTTTTGAGTATTAGTAGCAAAGTGAATTGATAAGGCCATTATCTAATAAGTCTTCCTGAACTATGTAAGTTTTCTCTTTCAGCAACGCTAATAGTTCCACTATCATCTGAATCGTATTCTACTCCATCTTCAAGTATTTTTTGAAATTCAATATTGTATTGACTATTATAAAATTCAATCATTCTTTCAAATCTATCTTTATCAGCTTCAGGTCTAAATTTTGTTAATGCTGGAAAGAAAAATTTTCCTAAAAATAAATAAACACCAGCTCTTTTAAATTGATCTAAATTAACTTTTGTATTGTCTAACTCTACTGTATTTAAAACTGTTATATCTGTAAAAACATTTGACTTGTATGTTTGCCACCATTTAATTCTTAATTCTCTTAAAATATCTTCAGTTGTTAATGATAACCAAGTTGTTACTTTTGCATCTCCTGATGCTAACCCAAAATCAAAAGCATCTGGTTGATATGTTTGAACATCTGCAACTACAATAACTCCTGTACCTGTAAAATTTGCCATAATAATATTCCTTTAGTTGATTGATGGGCGATTGCTCGCCCACCAAAAGTTGCACTAATTAAAATGCCATATCCGTTACTACTTGACAACCAAAGTCATCTTTAACGATGCCTGTACCGTAAGTTACTGAACCTACGATCTCAGTTGCTCTTAAAGATGCATCTCTTTGAGTCTCGATTTTGAAATCAGATTTCATAGCAAGACCTAATGATTGAGGATGGAATACACCACCTACTGCATCATCACTACCAAAAGAAGCAATGTTTGCATTTTCATAAAGATCAATACCGAATACTGTTCCAGCATAACCACTTCTTAGGATTTGCTCTTGAGATTGTCCTAAAGCATTTGCACCAGTTGAGTAACCAGCCGCTGTTAGAGTTTTCTTCAAGTTAAACATTGCTTTTGGAGAAAACACACCATAGTAAGGTCTAGGAATGTTTAATGTTCTTAGCGTTGCTTCAGCTTGAAGTAACAGATCAGCAGTTAATTCAACACCAGCACCACCCAAGTCATTGCCACCAGCAAAGTCTGAGAATAGAGCTGATAAATCTGCATCTACTTTTTTAGCAATTGCTTCACCGAATAATTTTCCGATGTCAGCCGCCACATCTCTTGACGCAGTATCTCTACCAAGGTCAGTTAATGTAGTCATTACTCCAACTTCAGAAGCAGTTATAGTTGCTTCAGTTGGATTGATTGCTGTGTTTGATAAATCAGTTGCTTCAGCTACTGCCGCCGCACTGATAGTTGGATATACAGGAACTGCAATTTGTTTGCCTTGTCCTGTGATATTGTATGTCGTAACCAACGGTCTCATAACAGATGTTTCTTGGAAGTTAAAAATAGCTTCTTGGATAATTTCTGTGTACAGTTCCGATAGCGTTGACGATGTTGTTTCGTTAGCCATGTTATTACCTATTGTTAATTGTTAATTGTTAATTTAGGATTTAATTTAAAACTACTTCTAGTATTACGCATTTCTTTGTAAACTTTTCTATCAGCAGGATTGTTTAAATCCAAGTCGCCTATACTTCTAGGTTTGAGGCTATTACCACCGATACTGCTCTGGCTTCCTGATCCAGACAAAGACCCTTGACGGAAATGTGGGTTCGTATCTAAAAACTCTTTAACTCTATCTTCAACAGTTAAAGGTTGTCCTTTTTCGTTATATCTGATGTTTCTATTATTATCAAGTACTTCTACTCTACCATCATCAGCTAATTGAAGTTCAGATTTTAACAAAGATACTATTTGTTCAGGAACGACAGCTTTATTGTTAGATGCAACAGCAAGAATCTGTTTATCTATTTTTTCAGCTACCATTTCACTTTTGATCTTTTGGATTTCTTGTTCCTTTTCAGATAATCGGTCTTGCATTATCTTTTCAATATCAGATTTAGATTTAGCTTCTTTTAATTGCTGTTCTTTTAAAAGTTCAGCTTTCTGAGTTTCTTCTTCTTGTATTTTCTTTTCGTATTTTCTTCTTTCAGCCATAACTCTAGATTCAAGTATGCTATTTAATTGAGCTTGTGTGAAAGTTTTTTGTTCTTCTATTTGTTCAGAAACTTGATTTGTTGTTTCTGTGTTTTCGTTTGTAGCTTCTGCTACGATTGTTTCTTCTGACATATTACTCCTTATTCAGTTATTATTGTTCCGCTTTCGTCATACCAATCAGGGTTAACGAAGCTCCATTGATGACGACAATTGTATCCACCACGAACTAATAATGGATCTCCTGACTTCTTGCCTTTCCAAGACTTAGATGTCCAAAGTGATTTGACCTCATCAATCGTAAATAGTCCTCCTTTTCGTATATCATATTTGCCACTTCTTACAAGCCTACAATGATCTCTAGTTGTAGGGATAATATTACCAAAGTACTTACACATTGTTAAACCAGCTTCTATTGATTTATGTAAATTTAGAGTTGCATCAAATTCTCTAAGACCATCATTAAGAATCTGACCAGCATATCGTTTCATGTTCTCTCCTGATCTTGTTGTTGCATATTTAGATTGTAATGTTTGAATGTTTTTATCTAGTTTTGTTCTTACTGATATTCTTTGTGGTCCTGAAAGTCTTCTAACTCTAACTTCATCTTTCTTTATTTGATTTATTAATTTTTGTACTTCTGTATCATTAGCAGTTGCATAGATTCCATTAATTGTTTGTCTTAGTTCTGTTTGTAGTTCAGTGAAGTTAGTTCCAACTAATGTACTTTGATATATCTTATCTGATATTGTTCTTGTAAATGTATTTGCAACATCTTTAAATTGAGTAAATGATTGTCTTTTAAGATTTGTTATAACAGATAAGTCAGAATTAGTTAGTTGTTGAAACTCAGGAGGTATTCTTCCAATAGTCTTAAATGCTCTTTCAATTCTTTTTGCTTGTTTAGAATAACCCTCTCTTACAACTGTATCTGACCAAGCTAAATATTCTCTTTCTAAAATTTCTCTAATGATAGGTCTTGAAGCTACTGCTGATTGAAGTTCAAATAGCTTACCATCTTTTAAAGGTAATGTTCCAACATAGGCCATTACTTCTTTTTCTATTTTATCTAATGCTCTAATCAAATCTTCATAGTATCTTGCTTCTGCTAACTCAATTTGAGAGATTCTATAATTTGTCATTTGTTCAACAATATCAGCCATGATGTTTAAATATCATTAAAAGACAAAAAAACCAAGCAACAGATAAAATTAATTTTTTTTTAATTGATAGTGTTGGCTCATTTTTTACAAATTGGACTAAATCGTTTAGAACTTACAGGATGTGTAAAACCGAATGTTGTATAATGGGGAATGAAAAAAAACGAGGAGCAAAAAAATGATACGATCAAAAAAGTATTGGGATGAACTTTTAGAGAAGTATAAGAATGAAAAATTAGAACCTTTAGAAGTCGTACTAATAGAAGAACAAAACAAACAAGCTAAAGAGTTAGAAAAAGAAAATAAATTATTGTTGTGGCAAATGAAATATCAAAATAACCACTAACTATGCTCTGTATTACTTGTTGATCCTAATAATGGAAAATACGAGGGTAGGGTATATGAAAAAAACAACAACAGGAGATAAAATGAAAACAATAACTATAACACTTAACAAAGAGCAAGAGAGATTACTTTTAGATAGAGTAAAAATTTCAACTTGGAGAATACCTCTTACTCTTAGAAAATATCTTACAAAAGATATAAAGAAACCAAGTGAGTGGACTAAAACACAAATAGACAGAGCCAATGAACTTGATCAAAAAATGGAAGACGAAAGAAAAGAAGCTAGACAAATAATTGATCAAATTGAAAAACAATTAGAGGAGAGATCATAATGTACTACAACATATACACAAAGAAAGAGTTCTCAGGTAAGAATCTTGAGAAGTTACAATCTACAAATCTACAAGGTGGATTTTGTACTTTTAACCAAGCTAGAAAAATGGGTGCTAAAGTTATTAAAGGAAGTAAGGCAGTTGTTAAACTTTCTAGAATGGTAATGGATGGTAAGGAAACTGAGTTTAGAAGTTATCCTGTATTCCATGTTTCTCAAATTGAATTTAACAAGGAGGTAAAATAATGAGTAATTTTAAATTTAAAAAAGCATATCTTTGTAATGAACCTTTCAAACATATAGCTTACCTTGTTCACACTAAGAATGAAAAGTTCTTTAAAGTTACAGATAATCAAAAAGGAAACATTGAAGTTTATAAATATAAAGATGGAACTTTAGATATTGAATATGCTGTTTGGGGTCAAAACTTTAAAAATACTAATCAAGCATTTAAGTATCTACAAAATAAATAAATTAAATTTTAGGGGTTACTGTATAGGTTCTGCAGTAACCTCATCCTCTTGAATAACCTCGTCCTGAGTAAATTCTCCAACTTCAGCTTTAGCTTCAATCTCATCAAAGATTTCTCCTAATTTAGAATCATCATCTACTATTGATCTAGCTATCTCTTTGTCAATTTCTTTATTAAGAGTTGGAGATCCAACATTGATTGCTTTTGCTTGTTGATAGAACATAAGATCAGATGCGTAGTCTCTAATGTTGAATGAATCAGGATAATTAATTTCGCCATCAAAATCTTTACCTTGGAACTCAGCAAACATTTTAAATATTTGTTCTTCTGCTAATTGTAAGTGATCTGCTTTTTCAGATAGTCTAGCATTTAATAATTCAAATTCTGTTTGTAAAGCTATTCCTGATGCTATTTGTTGTTTAGTAGTTCTTACTGCTCCAACATGACTAATTCTATTGATTGCATCTACTTTAGTTGAAATAGAATCCATGATTGCTTGTAAGTTCTGACCTGATGGTTGTAATAGATAAGGTTTTAAGTTTGGTTCCATTTCTTCAGGAATCTCAATTATAGCTCCAGCACCAGCTGACGCATTAACACCTGGAGTCTTAACTAATGATGGATGGTTAGTTAATCTAACAAGTTGTTCTATTTCAGAATATTCATTGTAGATAGACTTTTGTAGATCAGCAATATCTGTAAGATCGCTCATGCCAATTCCTCTTTTATGAGATTTAGAATTGAATAAAATAACTGCTGGTATCTTACCTAAGCGATTTGGTACAGTATCTATTGTTTGAGGGTCATCGTATTCACTTTTAACATACACAGTTTCAATTCTATCTGTGTACCATAATCTAAAGTAAGTTCCTCCCTCACTATCAACTTCTTCTCTAATTTTCATATAGTTTAAAATGTATCTTCCATTTAACTGTCTTTCATAATTCCAATCAAAAACATTTTCAGGAGTTACTATTGATACATAAGGTCTAACTTCAGCATCAAGTTCTTGTGCCATTGTTTGTGTTGTAAAATTTGGTTTGTCTAACATTAAGAAAGTATGACCATAAATAGATGCAAAGTTTTGAGCTTGTGAAATAACTGTATTGAAAGAGTTACCATCTAAGTCAGCATCTTTTAAAAATAATTCTAACATAGGGTCGTTATCTAAGTTTCCAAAATCTCTACTTGGTTTTACTCTAAATAAAAAAGATGAATAAATTTGAACTATATTTTTACAATGATTATCTAATGCTGTGTTGCCAAGTCTTTTTGCATACTCGTTATCAAGTTCCAAATTATATCTATGTAGATATTGACCAGCACTATAATCAAATCCACCATTATATGACCTAATATAAAACTCCCATTTATTTACTGATTCTTCATAATCTTTATGTACTGAGTAAATTTTATCTGATTTTGCCATATTATTTAACTGCCCATCTTAAAGGTTGTGAATTTGGAGTTTGTACTACTAAAGGTTTAATGTAATCAATCATGTATCCTAATGCGTCGTTCATATGGTCAAATCCATCTTCCTTATTTGGAATGTTAGTGTCTTCTTTGTAAGTTTGTCTTTGTAACCCTTTTATCAAAGTTTTGCAAGATTTACTAACAAAAATGTATCTATTGCCTTGCGAGTCTTTGAGTTTTGAATTAACAGCATTGATCCTATCTCTTACAGCTGGGTGCTTATGTTTAACTTTTACATTAAAACCAGCATTTTGTAATATACTTAAATCAGTTCTACCTCCAGCAGAAGTCTTTCTTTGTCTTGAAGCTGGGTCAGGATAAATAAAAATAGGCATTCTAGTTCCATATCTATTTCTAATTTCTTCACACATCTCATCAGTATTACTTCCATAAATGATAACTTCATCTAAAATATAAATTCTATCTTTTTCAATTTGACTAACACAAGCTGACATTGGCGATACGTTAAAGTCCATTCCTATATGTAATGATTTTGTCCAATCAATAGATTTTTCAATAACAGATTCAACAGGATGAAAGTTATAATAAATTGAACCAGCATAGTTTTCAAAAGTACCCTCAAATTCTTGTCTAAATGTTCTTTGATCTAAGTCTAGTCTAGCTTGTTGGATTTCATTATCATTAACCATACCACCATCTAATGTAGTGAATTGAAAACTATCCCATTCTTTGTCTTGCTTACCTTTCAAATACATCTCATAAGACCAATTACCATAACCTTTTGGAGTACCACACATAAGAACATGACCTAATGTATCTGCAACTGATGCTCTAAGTACTTCAAACCAAGTTCGTTTATCAATATCAGCAAATTCATCTAAAATTAAAAAGTCTAATCCTGTACCTCTTAATGAGTCATAATTATCTGCTCCCTTTAATGATATTTTACTATGAGATTTTTTAACTGTTATTGTCATGGTAGTTTCGTTAATGTCTTCAATCCAATTAAATTGATTCAACATTTCTTTTAAACTAGACCATGCTATTTCTTTGGCCATCTTAAATGTAGGAGCAACATACCAGATTTTCTTATTGGGTTGAGACGCATACTTCATCATTTCAGTAATACAGAGATAAGTTTTACCAAATCTACGACCTGATATTAGAACTCTAAATCTAGAATTGCTTGATGATACGTTAAGCTGGGGTTTTGTTAGAGTGATCTTCATTGCAAAAATAAGTAATGTATAGTTTATCCTTATTTATCTTTTTTTCCATTCTTTTTGCATATTCAATAGTTAATTGACTTCCACCTATAACACATTCTGACCAACTGTTAAATTGTTTATCAATAGTCATTGTATTATTACAATATCCTGAGATTGCTGAACAAATTGAAAAAGCTAAAATAAATTTCATTATTCTAGTATAAGTTTTTTTATTGATTGACTACCATCTATGTTCGACTCTAACTCAGCCATCGACTTTATGCACTGATAAACTATATTATTATTTTTATTTGTTCTCATAGCAAGTCTTTTGCCTTTTAAGCATTCTGACATAGACGTTTGTATTCTATGTTCTTTAATTTCCCCATTAACAATCATTAATAATGCTACTACAATCTCCATTAAACTTCCTCATTATCCCATTTTATTAACAATAAAATTACAAAAGTATAAATTAAAAATATAAATAAAATACTCCAAGCCATTAATGACCACCATTCTTTCTAACTTTATCTTTAAGTTCTTCAATATCAGTTAACGCTTTTTCAAGTTGTTTAGATAAAAACTCAATATTAACTTTATTAGTCATATTCATTTCTTGGGTAGATTGTAATTTCTCTACTGTCTTATAAAGGTCTTCTAAAAGAAAATGTTGCTCTTGGTCTACAGGGACTTGTTCACTTTTTTTAAGTAAATCATTTTGAAACAGTTCTCTTGAAGTCTCTAATGATGTTAGTCTAGCAGTTACTTCTGTGTAAGCAAACACACCCATAGCAACTGTAATTACAATACCAACCATGTTCTTAATTGGCATAGCAACAGATGTAGTGTCAGATATTTTCATATTGGAGCCACCAATACTGTTAGTATTATAAATGCAATAATTAATCCACCTGTAAAATAATAGTTCATATCAATACTCATAAATTATTTTTTCT